TCAGATAAAGCCGATGCGAGAAGGGCTCAACTTGCGGCTCGTAAAGCGGCAAAAAAGAAACTTAAGTAACTTGTTTTGATTTGAAAAATTATCTAAAAAAAATGACTCACCCAGACGACGACTGTACCGTGACTACCGACATGCCTCTCAGCGACGAGGTTGCCGATTTCATCGAAAAGGGTCTTCATCGCGATATGAGTAAGGAGGATGTTGATACATGGTGTGACAATAACCTTGATGATGTCGCAGAGATATATGAGAAGTACGGACATTCGTACATGTCATATAGGGATGCTGAAATGACTTTATTTTTTGTAAAAACGTTACATGAGAACTGTTACGATGAAATGAAGGCACTGGTGTCTCAGTTTGTGGTGTGTCAAAGCTAAAAGTATTAGTATATATAAACATGTCACTTACCGAGGATAAGCGTCTATTTTTAAATATACTTCTGCCTACTATCAATGAATTATTCGTATCGACGGGAAATTTAACGAGGATCTCTAATGATCCGATATGCGAGGTCGAAGTATTTATCAGGGATCGGATTTTAATAAACAAGACAATATTTTCGATTTCAAAATTTAAATTCGCTATTGAAAAACTACACGCACGCTCTATAAACAATCTCCTCATACATCTCGATGATATAAATATACCTATATCCAGAATTTACAAGAAAGCACAGATAAATCCACTGATATTAAATGCGTTCGAATTAGAAATGCATAAATTGATACTAAACGGTGATATAGTTTCTTTTTCGGATTTTTTGTTATATTGATTACTCGTCAACCTCGCACTCCTCGTCGACATCATCTACCTCATCCTCTGAAGGGGGAGGGTCAACACCTTGGAATGCGAACGAAGGTAGCTTTTGCGACTTCTCACAGAGAGCCTGGGAGAGACGTACACTTACACCGAACTTGTTATCGATAAACCAGATCTGGTTGAAGTCGACAATACACATACACTTCTGACCCTTCTCGAGACTGTCGATAGGAATGCTTTTCTGGTTGACGTCATACGCCTCAGCTAGGAACTCACCAGTGGGCTTTGTCATAACCTTGAGCTTGAGGGTGGATGGGTAAGACTCCTTACCTGGGCGAACAAGCGGCTTGTACAACGCTTCACGAATGACCTCGATGTTGTAAGGCTTGCCGAGCCACTCCTTGGAATTCTTGGCTACAGTCTCAATGATCATCTGATCAAGGGCTTGAAGCTTTTCCATCAGGGTGGTGGCACCTTCGTTATCCTGGTCAAACGAAAGGTCGAGAGAATACGACGTTTTGTTAGTAGCCTCGTCGGTAAACGCGCTGAGGCCAAATGGAGATCTCATGAAAGGAAGTTGAAGGTACAACTTCTTGTTATCTGGTGCGTTAATGTATACAGTTTTACCACCGTTTTTGTTCTTCTTCATGGCAGAGAGAACGGTGGTAGTGGGTTCGAATTGCTCGTAACGCTGGATGATGGTAGACATGTTGGTTGCTTATATCTTATGTACGCGACGAAACTTTAAGTATATTTTTTTCTCAGAGTATAATAAAATATGGGTCTCTTCAAGGATTGTGGTTGTGGTTGCGATGGTAAGAAGCAAGAGCAGAAATTAATGAATTCTATATTAGCCGCACTGGTCTTTTTCATAATCGCCAGCCCTGATACGTTCAGGCTAATGCGAAAAATATTCGGTAAGTGGGTTTCGGGACCTAATGGGTGCCCCACTTCCGGTGGGTTAGCCCTACACTCGATCGTGTTCATGTTCATTACATGGGGTTTGATGAATATAAAGTCCGAAGGATATACCGCGGAAGCTGGGGTTATTGACCCCTCTCCCGAGGAAATCGTCGATGAGTTTCCGGAAGAGACCGGAGAGGAAGAGCTCGAATTACAAGTATCGGATGATGCGATTGACTTGGAAGAGAGTGATCTTGATACTTCCGTTTCTATGAAACCTGTGGCCCCTACCCGTATGGCGGATGCCCCTCTCCCCCTACCTGACATGGCGGAAGAACAGATTGGGGCTTTCGACAGTGGTGCTATGTACGCACCCATGGATCTTGGGGCTGATGGTGACAAGCCTCAGCCAATGATCAGTGGTATCACCACCTCTTTGAACACGGGTCTCAACGTCACATGTGCTGACGGAAGTAGGCCCATCGTAGCTTAAAATTCTTCGTCAAACGTGACTGCGGTACTTTCATCGATTTTACCGTAATCGCCGACACGCTTTTCAAAAAAATTAGTCTTACCATCTAGGGAAATATTTTCCATAAAATCAAAGGGATTTTGTGTGTTCCAGATTTTATTGAACCCCGCTTGCTTGAGTAAACGGTCAGATACATACTCGATGTAATCTGACATCTTCTCAGAATTCATGCCGATCAAACTGCACGGTAACGCTTCGATAATAAAACTCTTTTCAATCTCGACCGCTTCGCGTACAATCTGTTGGATAACCGTTTCGGATGGTTTATTCTTCAGCATTTTAAATAGTTCGAGAGCGAACTCGAGGTGAAGTCCTTCGTCACGACTGATAAGTTCATTGCTGAAACATAGACCTGGCATGAGACCACGCTTTTTCAGCCAGAAAATAGCACAGAAACTACCAGAGAAAAATATACCCTCCACACACGCAAACGCGAGTAGACGTTCGGCAAATGGTCTATCCTTGTCAAACCATTTTAGTGCCCAATCCGCCTTTCTCTTAATGGGGTCAATTGTCGTTATGGCATCAAATAAGTGTTTCTTTTCTGAACTGTCTCGGATATACTTGTCGATCAATTTACTGTAGGTTTCTCCGTGAACCATTTCATTGTGAACTTGGTACGCATAAAACGACCGAGCTTCGGTGTATTGTACCTCGTCGGCAAAATTATTATTGATGTTTTCAAAAACGATACCATCAGAACCAGCGAAAAATGCGAGGATGTACTTAACAAAGTGACGTTCATTGTCACTCAATTTTTTCCAGTCATCCATGTCAGCACTCACATCAACTTCTTCCGCCGTCCAGTTCGACATTTGAGCTTTTTTATAGAGGGACCATAAATTGTCATGTTCTATAGGAAACACCGTAAACCTGTTCATCGTGGGTAGGAGCATTGGCTCTGATTCATCGATATACTCCTGGAATGCGAAGTAATCTCCGATACATTTGTTATTCACCTTTACTTGTGGATATACTACGGCACCAGAGCCGCACTGTTTTTTTAGTTCATCTTTATCAACAATAATTTTTGTATACTCGAGATTCAGATCCTTACACATAGTTTCTGCGTATGTACAGTATTTACAATCCAACTTCGAAAAAATTTCGATTCCCATCACGTGTGTTATATCCGTACAATATTTTTGTGCTAAATCTTTATACAGAAATGTTTGAATTTTCTGAAATTCAGCCTGGAGATCTCATACGAGTTCTCGTGAATTTCGACGATGTAGACGACGACGCGTATGCCATCGTAGAAGAACACTGCGACGATTACTTGATTGTTAAATACTATTCGGAGACATCTTGTACGTATAAGGGTGCGGAAGTGTATACATTAGATCAAGAGACGAATATACTTCGAGAGGAGAGTATAAGTGAGCATTTCCCAGGGAAGGACACTATTTTCACATGTATCAGTGAAGTAGATCGAATGTATGTGATTGAGAGTGAACAAGAAACGGATATAGAGAGTGTGATATGCAACGAGAGTGACGATACCGGGAGTGATGCAGATAGTTTCGTCGTATCCGACAGTGAATTCGAAGGGCGTTTACAGTTACCCCCAGACGCTGCAGCTCTGGATCGTGAGTGGAACGCATGGGTTCCCCGGAGTCCAGGCTCTTCGCGTTTCAAAGAGACTGTCGACCGGATTGAAGAGCGGGCGAGAATACAAATGGATGACATAAATTTTTAACCTAAGTGCGCCAATTGCAAAATAAAAAAAGACAACGCTATTTTACATGGATTCAATTACACTGGCTGCTATCTGGTCTCATGTCGACCAAACACAAAAGAATAACACACCCACACTAAAGCCGGTGGATAATAGATTTTGTACAGACTGTACAGAATACAAAACACTTACACGGGAGGGAATGGTATGCACGGGGTGCGGGAAAGTCGATTCGATTTACATCGATGATACAGCGGAATGGACGAGTGGTGTATCTGATGATGGTAGAGTTTCAGACCCATCGCGTTGTATGGTACCGACGAGTAATCAGGACTTATTCTCAAATGCGTGGGGGAAGGGCACGGTCATCGCAACTAAGTATACGTCGAGTTATGAAACGAAGCGTATGGCTAAAATAAATTTTCACAGTTCTATGAATCACCGGGATAGGTCTTTGTTTCATGCGTACAAAGATATAGACGAGGCTTGTACTAGTCTTCCTGAAGGTGTTTTGAAGGATGCGAAAACATTATACAAAAAATTCAACGAAAATAAACTGACACGTGGAGCTGTTAGGTCGGGGGTGAAAGCAAACTGCGTTTTATACGCGTGTAGATTGGCGAATATTCCTAGAACGACGAAGGAAGTTGCCGATATGTTTGGTATTCAGTGTAAGGATATCAGTCGTACGACAACCATGTTCACCGGAATTATAAAGGATGAGAAGACGGAAAAAAATTACGTTACAAAACCGTTCAATGTCATGTCACGGTTACTCAACTCGTTTGAGATATCGCGGGATGAACGTTTAAAATGTAACCAGATGTGTAACAAATTGGAAGAGTGTGTGGATTTAATGAGCAAGTCTCCGAATAGTGTCGCGACTGCTATTATATTCACAGTCTTGGGAGGGAGGATGTCAAAGTCTGAACTATGCGAAAAGTGTGGGGTTTCTATCCCGACATTGAATAAAATAGTCGTCATATTGAAACGACACTTAGAGGATAAATTGTAATACACAATAGAGATGGTAAAGCTTTTTTTAAGTACACCGTGTTATGGTGGACTATGTTTAGAGAAGTACCTGAAGAGTATCGTACAGCTTCAGCTACTTCTTATTCGTGAAGGTGTTCAGTTAATGCTCGATACGACCGAAAATGAAAGTCTCGTTCATAGGGCTCGAAATGTTTCAATCGGACGTTTCATGCAGAAAACGGATGCCGATTTTTTTATGTTTATCGACGCAGATGTAGAATTTGACCCAGCCGCCGTTCTCCGACTTTTACAATCTGGGCATGATATTTCTGTTGCCTGTTACCCCAAAAAGGTTGTGATGTGGGACCAAGCTCGCTCCGCGGTAGAAAGGGGTGATGAGAGGGATATGAGTTTTCTATCTTCCAGTCTCGTCGCTAACATAGGGGCGGCGAAACGTTCAGTCGTCAATGGTTTTGTTGAAGTGTTGGACGGACCCACCGGGTTCATGATGATTTCCAGGTCCGCCCTTGAAAAGATGCACGAACATTACGGACCTACACTCACTTGTAGGAATGATCACCAAAACAGGGACTTTGACGAATATTGTGCCATTTTTGATTGCATGATAGACCCAGAATCTAAACGCTATCTATCTGAAGATTATGCATTCTGTAGACGCTGGCAACAAATGGGTGGAAAGATATACGCAGATGTCAAGACTACCTTAGGGCATGTAGGGAATTTACCCTTTTCAGGATGCTTAAACGATAGGCTTAAGGCTTAGCGTATTAGAATAGTAAATGAAGCTTCGTACGATTGTCGTGACAAGGAGTGGCGCGTGTCATGTGAAGACCTTGCATACTATTCTGAAATGTAACATAAAAAGTATGCAAAATGAGGGAGTTCAACATGAGATTGCTTTTGTAAACGATGATCCGTATGCAAAGTCTGAGTGTATAGAGAATAGTATGAAAACGCATGACCGTATATTCTTCATCGATTTTGGTATACAAGTGGATGATAAGAGTTTGGCGACCGTGTTTGAACCTAATGAAAATATGCATGTACTCGTGTTTCCCGCGGTTAAAGATGGTATTGATTGGAACATGTTCAAAGATAAAGTTGTAAACGGTTCGAGTGAACCTACACGACAGATGGGTATGCATTTCGATACGAATGTATCCTCTTGTATCAGCGAAGACTACTACAACGTGACGTCTACATCCGCTAAAACCTGGCTGATGATGTGTAAACCAACACTCAAGCGCGTGAAATGTCGACGTACAGGTGATGTAAAAATATATCCTAAGTCGGAGAAGATGTTCGATAAGTTCAGAGAAAACGGAGTGAAAATCGTGGCGTATACCGCCGCCAACATCGTTATCACTTATACACACGAGTGTCTCGGGAACATATTGAATTCAGCTGGTATTAAATCCAGTTAAAGATAAAAGTAAAAACTTGTGTATAATGCAACGTCTATCTGTAAAGCGAGACGACCCTCTTTACAAATATGCGATTTCCTTTATGGAACACTCATGGGGAACGACTGGTAAAAATATATTTCCTGGAAGCCAACCCATATCGATTGAGTATCGTCATTTCAATACACTCGCATCTAACCCATACGTTGTCTGTGAAAAGACTGACGGTGTGCGGTTTATGATGCTTGCGTTCATGTATGAAAATAAGAAGCATTGTATCTTCCTGAACCGGGCTATGGAAATGTTTTCATGTCCACTTAATTTTAGAAAGCCTGTGTATGATGGAACTATCATGGAAGGTGAAATGTATGGAGACACGTTTATGATTTATGATATGCTACTCGAATGTGGAAAAGTTGTCGGGAATATGGACTTTTTGTCGAGACTGAAATCCATTGAAAATGTTAAAAAAATGCTCACGAGTTTGAAGTATGATCCAGTAAAATTTAAAATCAAAACCTTTCACCTCATGTCAGATTATAAGACGTTTATGGAAACTTATCTCCCGACGGTGACACAAGATATCGATGGACTTATATTTACACCCATAAACGATACAATTAAAACTGGTACACACGAAACAATGTTTAAATGGAAACCGAGGGATAAAAATACGATTGATTTCCAGCTAAAGAGGGTTGATACTACATGGAAAATGTATGTACAAGAGCGGGGAAAGTTGATTTTCGAATCTGAAATTTATGATCACATGGTTCCACCGTATGCCGTCGAGTGGATGGAAGATGGTGCAATCGTAGAGTGTCAATATATGCACAAGGACACGCCCATGTGGTGGAAACCTATTCTGAGAAGGTACGATAAGACGTTTCCTAACAGTAGGCGTACGTTCTACAGAACGCTCGTCAATATAAAAGAAGATATTTCCATGTCTGATTTCATGAACTGTATATCATGAGGTAATAGCTACCATCGTCCGGTGGTGGTATTTCTTTCACGTGTTCGTCATTGATAAAGTACCAGTTTGTTTTGCGGCGTATATAGCTTACGTAATGACCACCACGCTGATTACCGACATGCATGACGCATGCGACTATTTTGTATTGGTGACCATCTAGTGTCATGTTTTGTATCATTTTTATACGACTTTTAGTGTCAAATGAAATCATGAGGACATGTGGGAGTTTAGAAAAAAGCATTCGCGTTGTAGCTGCGTTATATGTTGTTCCGTTGTTATCTTGAAAATTCTCCAACACGTTCCAATCCGTACTATCTTTGATCATCTTAGACATATCAGGGTCACCCTTATAATTCAATAAATGGATACTGAAATTTTCTTCATTCATTGTTTTGCCCCCTGGCCATATAGTTTCCTGCATTTTTTTGCCGTACAACCACTCCTTCACTATAGGCTGACTACGCTCCAATATATCAATTATACACAACACCGTCTCTTGTACGTCATGTTGTTCATCCGATCTAAAACGTGGGAACTCCTTTTGAAATGCAAAATGAAGACCATCTAGATTAATTGGCGTTTTATCAGCTGTCCAATACTGCTTCAGAAGTGTTTGATAGAGAGTTGTAAACATGCATTTCCCCGTATACGGATCTCGTAGAAAGTGATTCGTTAGTATAGGTACATTGAAAAGACATTGAACAGCGCTATTAAAATAGCACATCGTATCATTATTTATAAATCCACGCATGTATTACACATGAACGCTAACTTTAACCTAAGTCGTTTAAAGAATACAGGTATTATATCATTGAATATGGACGTACGTCATATAACTGACACACTTTTTCCCCTTGTCCAAAAGTATAAGGATGACGAATATACCGAACTCGAGTTCAGACTAGGAAAGTTTAACGGTACTATGTTCGACACGAATGTAGGAAAAGCTGCATTCGATCAAATGATGGTGGGTCTATCTAAGTTCCCTGGCTGGGAAAAGATGGTAGGAACTGAACACGAAGTTTTCTATCGGGATTCTGACGGTGTGCGTATTTCTACAGATCAGGCTACGGGCGATGAAGAGATTATCAAGAAAGAGCGTATCATTAATCATGACTTCAAACACATGTTGAACACTCCATATGATATTCGTTTCAGTGTTTCGAAGGAAGTGCCTATGCCAGAGGATGTTGATCGGGAGATGGATAAGAAAAAAACGAAGCAGCGTTTGTCATATGTACGTAAAAATGTATCTATCGATCTCACTATCATGACTGGTGATAGTCACGATATGGACGCAGAAGAGTCAGTGACGTACCAGGTTGAATTTGAAATCATAGTTCCATCGAGTGTTCAGACGAGGGATGACTTATTTAAAATTATCCACAAAATTAACGATGTTTTTATTATGTTGAATAACACTAGATGATAGCACTACTGTTTTTATTTATACTGTTTATTTTATTACAAAATGCGAGTCAAAATCAAGGAGAAGAGGTCAGTCTTCTAGGATACAAAACTAAATACTTTCATATTTCCGACGGTGCTTCTAAGAAGATGTACGAGAATATGAAAAGTGATGGTCTTTCTATGGATTCACTCAAAATGTTCGTGATGATGGAGGATCGTTTTCTTAAATTAGAGCAAATTTCAGTGTGTTCAGGTCTTTCAATGCGTAATCAGGGTCATGGTTTATCCGATCAGATTAAAGAAGAGTTTGTCGGGTATAACTTTTCCTATCATGTTTCACATCTAAAACAGATGTCTGAACCACATAAGCTTATAAACCGAAATATAACATGTTGAGAATGTATAGTAACGAACGTCTATGCTTACCAGGTGTCATGTCATATACGTTATCAAATATATGAACAATTAACCCTATATCATCCGTTTCACGATTTTCATCAATCCATCTCCGTGCATCCACTGCGTTTATGAAATCATCTGAACATAAATATTCACGTTCTTGTCGACCCATTCCCCATTCCTTGTCCATACATCGCTCTTTCCGAATGTATGAACAAATAATATAGAACGCACTATCCAGCAGGGATGATGTAATATATGCTGATACATTTTCAGGCCCTTCATCCACTCGGGGTGTGCCTCTATCTCGCAGGGAATGAATAAAGGTAAGACGTATGTCGTCCATTTATAATACAACTGCCGAAGTCTTTATAACTGTTCAACCTTAGTACCCTTGGGGAATGTTGTTTTCCTTTTAGGGGGTGATGGTGTGTTGTTTTTGTTCATGACATTTTCAAGGTTCTTGGCAAAGTTGTTATTCAGTGCGTTGAGTTTGTTATTTAATTTCTTTCGTCGTTGCATTTTCCATTCGGAAACGGTTTGGCGTTTGATCGCGTTGACACCCATCTTGAATGGTACACCAGCTTTATTCTTTTTTACGTTCGCCGCGTTTATACGTTTCTTGAGTTCGGCGACGTCTGCGTTGAGTGAAGGCATAACGTTCTTATACGTGTTCAACCATTTCTTACCGTATAATTTTTGTATATCTTTCTTAATTCCCGCGTTAGTCAAACCCCGTGTCTCTAACACCTTACTCTGCACTTTGACCTTTTTATTAGCAGCTTTTGCAGCCTTTTCAACCTTTTTAACGTTTGTCGCCAGGGGTTTGGGAATGTTCAACTTTTTGCAAATAGCATCGACTGTATCGAAGTCTGAAATTGGTACACCCCTTGTTATCGCAATGGGTATGAGTTCCTCTTTTGTATACGCCTTACAGGGTCGGTTCTTAACGGTAAATTTTCCATATACCTTATCCTTTATCTTTGCGCATATCTGAGGTTTGGTCGTTTTCCCGGTGATGTCGACTATTCCTATCTTTTCCGCGACCGCGACAAGCTTTGGGCGAGGTACAGTCGCACACTTCTTCTTACCTACACGTATACCATTTTTACCGTTTTTAGAATTTGATTTATTGAAATAACTAATAGCGTTACCAGTGGTATTTAACTGTTTATTTTTAACTACACGCACCTTCTTGGCAACTGGTTTAAAGTTGACATTCTTAAAGTTACCTATCAACCCCATGACGTTCAATTCCTTTACGAGATCTACACCGATGTTATAAGCATTATTTAAGTCTCTCGTTGTTTTGGCGCCCATGATTTGTATCTTACCCGATCGGAATAATTGAAACCCTTGGTTTTTATGTACCATTTTTAAAGATGGGCGTAATTCCGGTTCATACGAAGCATTTCTAGATCTAGAAAACGCCGTAGCTATACCAGCCAAATTTAGAAAACCGTTTGCTTGGAATGTTCCAACTAACACGACATACTTAATAGGATTGTACAGAAACTTAGCGTTAGGTATGTACGTGTCCACTATATATTTCCGTATCATCTCTGGGTGTCGGATGTTGTTGTTTAGAATTCCACCGGAAACCTGCATCTTTCCGTTTTTGTAGACTTTAACCATGAACTTACTTTCCAGACCATTTTCGAATATACGTCCGTTAATTTCCGCAAGGAAATGGGCATGCTTCTTCACATTATTAGCATTAGGTTTAACTGTAAACGTGTGTTTCGCGCCTATAGCCATTCGCCCATAACGCAATATGATGCTATTGACTTCTACACCCAATGTAGATCCGGGTGATATAGGTTTCCGTTTGTGTGGTTTTTTATACAGGATTGGATTTACATCAACCGAGTAATTGCCATTTTTCGCGTCCTGGTTTACCATTCCATTGAAAATCGATAGTTGTAGAGGTGATATCTTCAATTGTGTAAAATTCGTGCTACGGAATTTATCACCCGTGATCGCACCGATCCGAGACGATACTTTGTTTATTGGTAACTGCATAGCATTCTTCATCAACGCCCCACGTTCCTGATTAGTGAGGTAAGGGGCTCGTCGTATCATGTTCTGAGACGTGAGAGGGGTGTTCGAATTCGAGTTTGAATTCGAATTTTCGAATTCGTTAAATAAACCCATATATTACACGGACATTTTAATCAGTACCTACCGACATTACAGGTTTAGCGGACATGTCTACAATATCGAGACCCATAATAAACTCAGTTCCATTCTGTTCCATGACTGGGAATGTATCGTCACAGCTCTGATATTTTGTAGGTTCTGCGATGCGTACAACCTTGATGTCCCTAGATCCAAATGGTCCCGCCCAGATATCCTGATTAAGTGTTTTGTGCATGACACCATGGAATTCGGAATATTTTTTCTTGAAAAACTTGAGTGGACACTTTTTATCGGGTTTAAACTCGATGCATGGTTCCGATAAGAACGATTCGAGGGGACTGCAAGCCGTAGCGAGTTGGCGCTGAACATCTACAAAGTACTTGGGTACGATGTTCCAGATGTCTTTCTCAGGCCACTTTTGCGCAAACTCCAAATACGCGCGTACGCACTTCTGTAAAATGCATGGAAGTTCGCATTCGAGTTTCCCGTCGAGGGTGGGGTCTGCTTCGCGAACCTGTTTTGTAAAATCGGCAGTCAGTACACGTCTCAGGATACTGCCAGAATTATCGCGCCAATTCGGGACTTCATTACCTCCGAGAATACCGGGTACCGTCCACTCAAATGATTTAGCCTTCTCGTGTTTGACCGCAATAGATACATCCTCGCCGCTCACAATCGACTGGAACTCAGCCTGCTCAAGTGCCAGGTCACCCTTAATCTCTGGTGCAATGAACATAAATCCGTCCATGATAGCCGACAATCCAAACTTCCGTTCTACATTATTCGATAAGGTCTTAACATCCTCCGTGCAATAGAACTTCCTGAACACCTTCGTGATGAGTGTAGACTTACCCGAGCGTGCAACACCCTTCAGGAAAGGAATGCATTGCCACTTGTCAATCTCGTTAACATCGAAGCACAGTCTACCACCCATAGCAAAAATCCATTCGGATACATCCTTATCGAACTTTTGGTAGTTCAAAACGGAATCGAAAAAAGGTGTCGGGATGTCACGCCAGTTAATCTCGGAATAGTCTGTGAAATCCTGGTCAAAATACTTAGAACTTACGATCGTCTGGTCCAAATTTTTGAACTCATTTGATTCGTATGTATAGAAACTCGCACGCCAGTATGGGTTGAGAATGTCTGATTTCTCACTATCAAATTCTTTACCGATGAAAATACCATTCTTAAACGACCACACATGACGGTTCTTTTGAATTTCGGGGAATTGCATATCTTTTATGTTTTCTAAGTGACGAATGAGATCGTTATGACCGGGTGCGCGTGCAGTGAGGTTCTTCCATAGATCAAATTGAACTTCTTTCTTAGCAACACCGTATACGTAGTCCTTGATCGTTTCGACCGGTTTCCAAGCTCGAGTTCCTGCACCGTCAGGTGTCTTAATCTGAACACAACACTGCCCCTTGTATCTTCTAATCTGTCGCCGGTAGAGATCCTTGAGTGTCTGCAGGACGCCCTGTTGAAATGGGTTAAGTTCGTCTATATTGTTGATAGTGGAGATCCTGAAAATAGAGGGGTCGGTTTCTGGGTTAATTGGAACATACGTAGGATTGTTCATACGTTCACTTATGCGAGCGTGTCGAAATACAATCTGCCATGCATCGTCTACTTGATCCAGGAGACGGTTGACGCGAACGGATATCTTCATATCGTTATCATCTTCAATATCCATCATGTTAAGAGTGTCTGCTCTATGGTAAAGTTCACATAGACGTTCGTTCATACGCTTAACTTTGGATTCGACACGTGAGATATCGATAGATACGGGTAAACCATCTTCTGTTAGTTCATCTTTCGTAAAAAAGTTTTCGTAGCCGATACGATAGGATAAGTATATGTCGTCGCGATCGTTAATTTTCCACATGTCTTCCAGCTGGACGAGAAATTTCATGACATCGTCATGGGAAAAAGTTTGAATTTGGTTGGTCCACATTGCACTGGCGGCGTCATCCCGGTTAGATGTTTCATCGATGAAATGTGTAGCTACCTCTGTCATTTCCTAAATATAGATTTCTTTTTTTAAGCAGTGTTATTCTTCTGGAGGGACGATAAAATTTTGACAAGAATCTTATTCTGAATTTCCATCTGACGACCCATATTTACGAGGGCGGTGCAAACTGTATCACCATCCTGTGTTGTCAGGACAGAACCGAGCATGGCTTCCATGGGACCCATCATGTCATCCTCGTCCTCGTATTGTGTGAGATCTACCTGGTCAATATCACCAGGCTGAGATTCATCTTCATACTCGGATTCTGTTTCGATACTGGGTTCGGCTTCGATTTCGGAAGGTGTGTGTTGGGACATTTATGTAAGATGAGGAAAAATGATGCCGTGTTTTTCGCGGCTCAAAAAAAATGTTGGTGTATAGTACAACAACTCACAATGGCCGGTGGTCTTATGCAACTCGTAGCTTATGGTGCCCAGGATGTCTACCTGACCGGCAACCCCGCTGTCACTTTCTTCCAGGCTGTGTACAAGCGCCACACCAACTTCGCGATGGAGAACATCGAGCAGACCGTCAACGGTACTGCCTCCAACTCCGGTCGCGTGTCTGTCACCGTTGCGCGCAACGGTGACCTCGTCAACGACATGTACATCGAGCTCAAGGCCAAGTCTGGTCTCGAGACTGGTACCGGTACGGCGAACGCTGATGCCTGCTGGGCCGCCGAGCGTGCCGTCAAGGATGTTGAGCTTTCCATCGGTGGTCAGCGCATCGACAAGCACTACCAGAAGTGGTGGCGTCTGTACTCCGAGCTTTACCTCGACGAGTCCAAGAAGGCTTCGTGGGGTAAGATGACCACTGCGGTCGATTCTCAGGTGTTCCTCCCCCTGATTTTCTTCTTCAACCGCAACCCCGGTCTCGCGCTCCCCCTCATCGCTCTTCAGTACCACGAGGTCCGTCTCGACTTCGACCTCACTGATCAGTTCTCCACTCACACTGATGGCTCCACTTTCAAGGTGTGGGCTAACTACATCTACCTTGACACCGAGGAGCGTCGCCGCTTCGCCCAGAAGGGTCACGAGTACCTGATCGAGCAGGTCCAGCACACTGGTGTTGACTCTGTTACCGCCGCGGGTGGTACCAAGCAGGTCCGCCTCTCGTACAACCACCCCGTCAAGGAGCTCGTATGGTGCCTCTCTGAGAACAATGACCAGCAGGGTCTCTGGAACTTCACCACCAAGGCTGACGACGCTGAGATCGTCCTCGAGTCTGACCCCAACGCGATCGCGGCGTCTAACGCGTTCATCTCCACTTCCGCTTCCGGTGCTCCCCTGCTTAAGGTCGGCACTGACGGTGGTTCGGCGAAGTTCACTGAGGAGGCTGTCGGTACCGTTGACACCATGAAGCTCGTACTCAACGGCCAGGACCGCTTCAAGGAGCAGTCTGGTAAGTACTTCAACCAGGTCCAGGCGTACAACCACCACTCCGGCTCCCCCTACGCCGGTGTGTACTCGTACTCTTTCGCGCTCAAGCCCGAGGAGCACCAGCCTACCGGTACATGCAACTTCTCGCGCATCGATAACGCGCAGGTTGCGATCAAGACCACCGCTGGTAACGACAACGCGACCAACCTCAACATGTTCGCGGTCAACTACAACGTCCTCCGCATCCAATCGGGTATGGGCGGTCTCGCGTTCTCCAACTAAGCATTTAGTCTTAGTTTTCTAAAAAATATTTGTATTTCAATTTTAAAATGCACATCCATGCTATTTAAAACTGAATTTGTTATTTGTTAATTTGTTTATTCAAAACTGACTGAGCAGTCAAACGAGTTACACCGTCCTCGTCCAATCATATCGTACACGACCTCCCCATCGACGATCTCCTCTTCGATGAGTAATTCCTTGAGTTCCTCGAGTGTATCCTTATTCTCTACCAACATCTGGAGTGCGTACCTGTAACATTGGGTTACAATATTATCTATTTCATTATCCACCTTAAGAGCGGCTGACGGGGAAAGGTTACGATAATCGTAATTGTTCTTACCGAACCCGTACGTCGTCACCATTTCACGGGCAATCTGGTACACCATCGCGTAATCGGAACTCGCGCCAGTCGTGACACGGTTAGCACCGTAGATAACCTCTTCGGCTGCACGACCACCTAGGGCGACTAGGATCTGAGCGAGTAGATACTCTTTCGTGTAAAAGGGTGAGTCTGCGTTATCCTCCGAAGGTTGGAAGAATGTCACACCACCCGCAGCCCCACGGGGCATAATAGATACCTTGCGAACTGTATCGTAATCCGGTACGAGAACGCCGATGATAGCGTGTCCAGCTTCATGATAAGCCACGAGCTCCTTCTTGCGCATGGAATATTTAACATCACCTTTAGCACCTACGACAATACGCTGATAAACGTTCTCAGTGATATCATTCGTGATGATACCGTCACCTTCCTTGACGGCGCGGATAGCGCACTCGTTGAGGAAATTAGCTAGATCCGCACCGGAGAAACCGGTTGTCTGTTTCGCGATGTTCTTGAGACGGACATCTGATGCGAACTTCTTACCTCGTGCGTGAACTCCCAAAATCTTGAGGCGACCCTTAACACTCGGAAGAGAAACCTGGATTTTACGATCGAAACGACCCGGGCGAAGTAGTGCGTCATCGAGAATATCTACACGGTTCGTGGCAGCAATGACAACAATACCAGTCTCATTATCGAAACCATCCATCTCTGTGAGAAGTTGATTGATAGTTTGTTCACGCTCATCATTCCCAGGTGTAGTAGTACCACCACGCTTCTTACCTACAGCATCAATCTCATCGATGAAAATGATACATGGTTGATTTTCACGAGCCTGTTGAAACAGTTCGCGTACACGCTTAGCACCTACACCCACGAACATCTCAATAAAACTCGCCGCAGAACATTGAACAAATGGGACGTTAGATTCACCTGCGATAGCACGCGCCAGTAGTGTCTTACCCGTACCAGGGTCCCCGGCGAGCAACGCACCACGCGGAATTCGAGCACCACTCCCGTAATACTTATCAGGGTTTTTGAGAAAGTCGACAATCTCCTCGAGTTCATCCTTCGCGGAATCGATACCCTCAACATCCTTGAAACGTGTCGTCACTTCATTTTCCATGTTGAAGTCCGCAGATTTCATAAA